AAAAAAAAAGGTTGAGGTGATAGCCTGCATCAATCAGCTATCGATTGGCAATTGGTTTCAGGTTGGAAATTCGGGAATTGTACCAAACTTCGACATCTGGTAGTGGATGTCGAACTCGAAGAACCGGGCGTTCGTCGCATAGGTGTCGCCGACAGCCGCCGGATTGCGCCGAACCTGCCAGGCGATGATCGTCGATTCCTTCTTGCCGGTCATGGTGAGTTCTGGAAACTTGGAGATGGCGTGCCGACCCGCTGTATCGGAATCCGCCACACCGACCGTTGCAGGGAGCCAGGCGGAATAAGCAGGGAGGACTTCTCCGGCTCCGGCTATGGCATAGCACCACTCCCACTCCACACCGCCAGCCGCCGATGTCGTCTTGGCCCAATGGACGTGTGGCCTGACTGCCGAACCGGCCAACCAGGAGTGAGGCATTTGCGCAATACCGGCGATCAGATTGACCGCGCTGCCGGAGAAGAGAAGGGTTCCCGGGACGGTTGCGGTATCGACGGTCGGCGCACCCACCGCGCCGGCGGGGTTGATTCCTTGCGCGGGAAAGCGCAGGTCATCCCAACCCAGATACAGGTCGCTCACCGAATCTTTGGTGGCGAAACCGGCGATCTGGGAAGACCCGTCGAGCGCATAACGAACAATCTCGAGGGTTTCCCCGCCTTGCGTCAAACCGGTGACTTTCCCAACCTCGTCCCGCACAACAATGGGGGCACCCACTATGCCGGCGGAGGCGATAGGCGAATGGAAGTGCGAAGAACTGGCGCTCCCATCGTGGTAGAAATGGACAGTGGTGCTGGCAGTGTGCGTGGTGCTCGCATAGACCTTGAGCACAAGCCTGTCGGTGTTGGCAACAAGCACAGGGTTTGTGGTGAAGTATTCGTGTTGAAGCGCAGTCAGCACAGTGGCGTTGATCTCAGCCGTGTCCGTGCTGAACAGCAGGGTCTCAACACCGGCAAGCGACCGCATATATACCTTGAAGGTCAGCTTTGTGATGCCAGCGCTGCTGCTGACATAGCTCCAATAGTTGAAGAGCCAGGAACCTGCCGCGATCGTAGTGACACCTGGGACACCAGGAGGGGTCACATACTGATCGATCAGGACAAGACCGGTGGTGTTATCGACAACGGCTGTCTCATCACTGACCGCGCCGGTAGGAGACGAACCCATGGTCTCGTAGCCGACGATGTTGGAATCCGCGTTCGTGCAGTAGTAGCTTTCACCATACACCGAAGCACCGCCGGGTCCGGCAGGTCCGGTTTCACCTTGAGGGCCTTCTGGTCCCTGCGGACCAGCAGGCATTTCAACGGTTTCTGAACCCTCACGCAAGCCAATGATTGCGCCGCTTGCGTCCCGCGCCACGATGGCGACATCGAGAGCATTCAGCCCGCTGTAAAGGTCACCGAGGTCCATGATTCATTGCTCCTTGCAGAAAAAAGGGGGTGGGCTTTCGACCCACCACCTTGTTCTGTCACACTGGTCGCTGATTAAGCGAGGTTGCCGACACCAACGAAGGCGACAGCCATCCACTGCTGGTTCAGCAGCACCGACACGCCGTACCACTTGGAGCCGACGTAGCCACGCTGGGCCAGCGGGTCAGCGGAGTCGCGGTTGCCGACCGGAATGATGCCCAGATCGAACGATTTGGCGCCACGCAGGGCGACGGTGCCGTAGGCTTCCTGACCGACGACGATCAGCGGATATACATCGATGGCAGTGCCGCCGGTGGATACACAAGCCGTTGCGCCGACCGCCGCGCCGCCGTTCTGGAACGGAACTAGGTCGGGCGAAACGACGAAGCGGAATTGCTCGAAGGAACCGATTTCGTTCTCGTGGATCGGCTTGCGGGAACCGTATGACGCGACCGGGGTGTAGCTAGGGAAGGCGGTGGTGTCACGCAGATCGGCTTCCATGTCGCTGGAACCAAAGACCAGGTACGCAGCTTCGATCGACTTCGTGTCGATGTTCGGCGTCGGCGCCAGGATGCTGGTCGGCTTGCGCGCATAGTTGCGCGCCAGTGACCTTGCGATCTTGCGCAGCATCTTGGCGGTCAGCTTACCATCGACGGTGGCGATCGTGGTGCCGGCGCCGCCGAAGAAGCGGTTCGTGCCAGCCCGGACCTTGGAGTAGAGTTCCAGTTCGCGAATGAGCATCATGCGCTCGGCGACCTGGGTCTTGAGGGCATCCTCGATGTCGTCTTCGTACATGTCGGCGACCACATCCGTGAAGGAGTAGAGGCAAGCGTACTGGACCATGACCGCGGTAATATCCTGGGCGACGATGGTATCCGGCGTCGGGGTGACACCTTCCGATGTCAGATTGGCCGTCAGCTTGGTCGTGACACGGTTCGAGGCTTCAGTTTCGACGGTGTTGGCCGGGAAAACATCGCCGATGAGGAGGTTCGGATTGGCGGTGGTCGCGTCGTAGGGAACCCAGCGACGGAAGATGATGGTCGTCGAGCTATTGCGCGGCAGTTCTTTGTTGTGGGCAGCAAGACCCAGAACTTCGCAGGGGATGGCGCGAGCGAGGATTTCACCCTTGACCTTGCCGATTCGTGGGGTCTGGGTAGCGTAAAGTTGGCCGGACATGGCGTCTTACTCCTTGATGGATTGAGGTTTGGTTTGTCACACGGCCATCAAGGTCGAATGTTTTAGGTGGCGTCTGATAGGCGCCATGGCTGTACTCTGCCAATGTCGATAGCTTTTGTCAATAGGGCTGGCGAAAAAATACCCCGGCTTGTGACCGGGGCTGCCTATCGGCGACTGCTGCAATTACTTTCCGCGACCAGCAGAGCGCTTGAGGATACCCTTGTTCTTGTTGTCGGCCTGGTTGAACTCCTTGGCGACACTGACTGGGATGCCAACCTTCTTGGCAAACGCTGGGTTGTGCGCAGCGGCCTGCATCATTTTGCGCTGGGCTTTGCTGGTCGAGGGCATGGTGGTTACTCTTCGGTCTTGGCCCGTGCCTTGCACGACGGCGCGGCGGCGGCGTACTTGCTGGTGCAGAGAATCGCCAAAGCGTCTTCCTTCAGGTTGGCGCCGGCGAAGCTGCGAGCCGTTTCACGGATGCCGCACTCGTCGTCAGTCCATGAGGTGCCGATGCCGATGCTGAATCCCACACCGGAGCCACCCACTTGCGAAGACCCCATGCAAGGTGCGGTCGGATAGACGTTGCCGAGTGCGAAGCTGGGCACGTTCTTGACTTCGTACCCGCCGGAGTAGCGAACGCTCGTGTCGGCCGGAATCGCCGCCTCATTGACGGTCAGCGTGTTGCCGCCGTTGTTGTTGCGCACGTCGGTGGTGGTCAGGTTCTGCGCATTCGACTTGGCGCCGGCCTGGGCAGCGGCAAAAGCGTTGGCGTTGTTGCGCACATCGTTGCTAATACGGTTGGACACGCCGATGTTGTTGGCGTTGATCAGGCCCTGGGCTTGACCCTGGCCCTGAAGCTGCCCTTGAAGCTGGCCCTGGTCTTGCCCTTGGTTCTGGTCCTGGGCATTGACGTTCGGCGTCGGCAGCAGGTTGGTCGCGAAAGCCGGATTGGCGAAGATTGCAACCAGTGCGAACACCAGGCTGGTGAAGATTTTCATTACGGTTTCTCCTGTCAAGTTGAGTTTGCTACGGAGACAACAGAATATCAAGCGGTGACAGTGGTGTCAATATCGCGGCCGGGTTTTGTGATCCCGACCGTGATATTTTTCACGGTTTCCTGTCAATATCCGGCTTTGGCCCGCTCGGTCTTGAAGGCGGCCATGAAAGCATCCTCTTCCGTGGCCTGGCCGGATGCTGGCTGTGCTGCCGTGGTGCGGGGAAGCACGGCATTGGCGAGACGCTGGCGGCTAGATTGTGCCGGGGCGGCAGAGGCCGGCGCCGGCGCAGTCACGACGGTCGCTTTTGACCAATCCTTGAATTCGGTCAGCTTCCTGGAAATGAACGAGGCGTCTTCCGATTCCATCAACTCCTTCCCATCTTTGATCACGTTGTCGCGCCAGATGGCGAACTGCGGGGTCTTGATCACCTGTTCCCAATCGGGATGGGCAGAACCCAGCACCTTAACTTCCATGGCCCGTTCCTGCTGGCGCTGGAAGCTGGTCAGCTTCTCGGTGACGATGCGATCCACGTCTTCGGCGGTGAAGGTGGCAGGGCCGGCGCCGGCCGGCGCGACCTGGGTGTCGCCGATCCCCTTGAGGTCTTCGCGCAGGAGTTCGGCCAGTTCCGGGAAGGCTTCGCCCAACCTGGTCAGCTTGAGGTCGAAGGAGCGCTGCTCAGATGCTGTCCGCGGCACCGCCTTCAACTGCTCGACCTGCTGAAGCAGATGTCCGATACGCCCACCCAGCTTGTCGATGGTCGCCTGCTGCTGCGACACGCGAGCCAGGGCATTGGTGATCTGCTCTTCTGTGAGACCGGCCAGCGCTGGCGCCGCGGCCGGTGTCGGTTCAGGGGTGGGTTCCGGCTCCGGTGTCGGTTCAACCTTGGCTTCCGTATCCGGTGTCGGTTCGGAGGCGGGTTCAACCACTTCACCACGTTCGGCGTTGAAACCTTTTTCGAACTCCGCGTCCATCGCGGCGTCGAGTTGTTCTTGGGTAAGTTCGGTGCTCATTGCTACATCTCCTGTTCAATGTCAAGTGCTACATATTGTGCATCAGTCGGCTGGGCCTCTGCAAGCAAAAGCCGTAGTTCGCGCATCTGGGCTCGTGTCGCCTGGGTTTCATCCCATGTGATGTTGGATTCCAGGCGCTTGCGATGTTCGGCCAGGCGCTGCTCGACATAGGCTTCGATCACCATCCATGTGGCGCTGTTGGCATCGATCCTCATTTCAGGCGATCCAACTTATAGATGGCCGTCAGATAGGTCGAGGTGATGTTGTCGAACAGGTTCTCGGCCCCCGGCACTCCGTCGCAGATCGAACGCAAATCCTGCAACTGAACAAAGCTGTCACGCAACTGGTCGAGCATTTTCTTGGGTGCTGGTTGCGGGCGTTGCCCCATGCCAACCAGCGCTTCAGCCAAGGAGTCCATTGCATCGCGAACATCCTCATAGAAGGAGGCGAGCGCCATGTGTTCAGCGAAAGATTCGGTCGCCAGGTGTTGCCGGTGGGCGGCGTCGGCGTCGGCAAACACCAGATCGACGACAGTATTCACATCTTGCATACGATTTTCCTCAATTCAGCCAGCGCTTCCTCGGCGCTGTAGGCGACGATGATAGGGTGCCCAAACCCAGCAAGGCTCCGATGGACATTCACTTGACTCAACGAAACCCGACCGTCCGGGGCCTTCATCTCGACGAACACGGTGGTAGGTCCCGGAGCAAGGATGATCAGGTCGGGAATTCCTGGCAGCACACCCTGAGTTTTCAGGTTCGCCGCTTCCCGAGCGTCGCGCCCACCTCCATTGGGGATGTGTGCCACGATCGGCCGCAAATCATCAGAAAGCGGTGCCCATTTGCGCCGCAGGGCGGCGACCAAGCGAGCCTGCTCACGCGCCTCCGGCTTCTTGATCGGAACAGATTCAGCCGGTTGAAGTTCGAAGTCGTCGGGGATCGGGATCACAGCGAGTCACCATATCCGGCAGGAGCCCGCCCGGGAGGCTCGATCTTTTCCACAGCGCTTTCAACCACAGCTTGTTGTTTTGCCAATTCACCGTCGGTCACCCGAGCTTCTTGGGCGCTAAGGTGACCGAATTGTGCCAACTCCCGCGTCAGATCAACATCGGCACCCTTCATCGCAAGTTGCGCCTTGATGGTGTCAATGCTGAGTTTATCGCGTTGCGCGAGTTCCATGATCAAAAGCTCACGGCGCAGTTCGAGTTCAGCCATCTTGACAATGCCCGTCGTCTTGGTGCGCTCGTTCTCGGCTTCCACATAAGCGCGATCGCGATCGATGTCGCGGGCAATGCGCGCCTGGTCGGTGGCAACCACCATCTCGGTCTTCTTGAGGTCACCTTCGGTCCTGATCTGGGCAACCTGCACGCGCGGATCGGGCGGGGCTTCTTGCTGCATTAGCGCTTGCAGTTCAGCCTCGGTGAATTGCACATCGCTGGGTTCTAGACCGTTCAGCTTCGCCACCTCCTTGAAGTAGCGGGCCGGGTCGATGCCGAAATTCGGGTTCGCGATGAGTTGCGGGACCACCTGGATCAGGAAAGTGGCGCGCATGTCCTTGATCACCAGGGCGCTGGACCCGCGCGGGATGACCTGGAAGTCACCCTTGATCGAATCATCCTCGCCAAACTCCATCATCCACTCGTAGTACGAGGTGACGTGCGGCTTTGTGATGGAATCGTCGAAGATGCGGGCCATGCGGCGCAGCAGGCCCGAAGCGTTGGCCACGAGAATCTGCATCCCGCCGACGGTTTCCGGAACGCCGGTGGGTCCCTGCTGCCCTTGCAGCAGGATCGGCAGGCCGGTGACGTTCTCGGCCATCTTCAGCACGAAATTGACGGTCTCGAGCAGTTCCTGCTGGATGCTGGGAATCTGGACGGCGTTGAACGCCTTGGTCACGTCCGGGATGTCGGCATCCGGCTTGAGCAACCACACCTTCCGCGGTGTGATGACCCAGCTTCCATCCGCCGGGATGATCGAGCCGCGACCAAGGATGATCTGCGGGCCGCTGGACAGGCCGGCGTTCTCCATCATCGAACGCACCGTGGCGTTCAGGATGGACTGGCAGGCGCGAATCTGACGGGCAATGCCGATACCCCACGGACTACCGGCAGTGCGCTGCCAGCACATGAAGTCGTAGGGGAATTTCCCGGCACTCAGGGGGGCCAGGTGCGCCTTGATGGGGGTATCGTTGATGATGGTGATGACCGCAGCCACACCACCCTCGATGTCACCGCAATCGCACCCCATGGCGACCACATCCTCGACCGACAGGAACCCGTGGTAGTACCAGATGTGGTAGTTCTTGGCCACCTGGTCCGAAGATTCGTGGGGCGCCTTGACCAGGGCAGTGGTCGCGTTCTCTTGCGGTCCCTGCCTGAGAACTTCCTCGATGGCCGACGGGATGTACCCCGGGGCGGCGATCAGTTCGCGCACCTGCTTCTCGGTCAGGTTGTCGTGCTCGATGAAATACTGACCGTTGTGGATGTTGTCTCCGCACGCTGGATCGGGGAAGGCGTTCCAGATCGAGATGCACTTCGATTCCGGCACGATCTCTTCGACCATGACCAATTGGTCGCCATCCACCTTCCGCGAGACACGCACGGTTGGGATCGGGCCGCGCATGATGCCGGTGCCCAGGCGGGCCGCGTCATCAACCAGGCGACGCAGTTCCCGGCCGTAGCCACACTCCTGCAAGGCGTCGTCGATCCAGCGTTCGGCGCCGCGCGCGGCGATCCGCAGCTTGTCTTCGACCGATTTCTCGACCTGCTGTTGCTGGATTTGTTGCGGTGCAGCAGGCATCCCGTTCTGATCAACCATCGGTGCCTGGCCCGGCGGGGCACCCATTTCCTGTGGAATCGCCGTCCCGCGCATCTCCTGGCCACCCATGACCGCGAAGGGGATCGGGCTGGGAACGATCGAGAAGGCCCGGTCATCGACCGGACACAATACCTCAATGACCTTGGATGCAGCAGTCTCGACGTAGGGGCGGGTGATGTTCAGGAAAATCTTGGACTTGAAGTCGTTCTTGGGCTTCGCGAGCAGCGGTGAGCCAAGGGTCATCCCTTTGTAATAGGCGACGCGCGAGCTTTCCTCTTCACCCTCGTAGTACGCCTGGTCTTCGGCCCATTGCGTCTCGATACCCAGGCCGGCGCGATACCGCACTGCCTGGTCACGACGTTTCAGCAGGACCTGGGCAAGCTGTTCGCGCACTTGTTCCTGCTTTTGCTCGCGACCCTGCTCTTCCTGGACGATCTCTTCGAGGGCTTGTTCGGGATTGGCTTCGATGGTCATAGGATTCCCCGCATGACACGGTTCAGAACACCCGTGTCGGTGCTTGTTAGTGGTTGCCCGGCTTCATCGACCAAGGCGGAATTGCGTGATGCTTCGTTCATCAAGCCCGTTTTGACGTAGGAACCCATGGCGGCGGCCATGTTACTACCGGCCGCATCCACGGTCGGATTTTCCAGTTCCGCCCGCTCGCGCAGGCTCGGGTTCCAATCCTTCGGCTGTTCCGGAACAGGGCCAGCGTCGGTGTTTTGTGTCGGGGGCGACTTGTCCCAGGCAAGAATCCGGATTGGTGAGCCGGAAGCATACCAGCCGGATGGTCCAGCCATGTAACGAGTGGCCGTGCCGTCTCCGTTATTGACCCAATGCTGCTTGTCTCCGATGGTTGATAGTCCAACCTGAGTTGGTAATGGACCCAGGTTCTCGACACCTTTGACCATGGTTGCGGCGTCTTTCGGGAACCCCTTCTTATCCAGGTCCATGGGAACGATCTTCCCATCCTTGCCGCCAACGATGGCATAGGACCCGAAGTTGCTCAACTGCTGGATGACCTTCTGCCCTTCCGGACTATCCCTGTCGATCCAGGTCGGCTGCACCGTTGATTTCGGATAGTTGGGATCGGTTGTCGGGTCATAGGGTGGAGGCTGCTCGCCAAACTGCGGCCCGTCCGGCCCGAACGATGCGGCCCAGGCGAGGTTGGCTTCGGCCATCTTCTGATTGATGTATTGCGCCTGTTGAACCTGTTCTGCGATGGCGATATTCTCCTGCTCAGGTGTCAGCGGTGCCGGCACCTTACCCTCTGGCCAGTTCTTCTCCAACTTCTCGACAAGATTTTCGTATCCCCCGGCGGTGCTCAGTCCAAGGTTGGCTACCGCAACCGCCTGACCCTTCTCCACGGACTCCTGGAACGCCTTGAACTCGGCGACCTGCTGGTTGTAGAGATTGACCGCGGCCTCGTTACCACTGTTCATCTGATCCACACGCGCGTTGTAGCCGGCGATCAAACTGGCGTATTCGGCGTAGCGCTTCGCCGCGGCTTCTGCATCCTGTCTGACACGTCTTGCACTGGCCATTGATGGGAACTCTGGTGATTGATTCGCGGATTAGATCACAACTCAGGCAAATACACCAGTGTTGTCGGTCCATGGCTCCACGATCGGTAGTTCCTCGTCAATATCCAGCAACTCCCCGTCCGTCATCCCGAAAACACCTGGATTGTTGTCCATGTGGATGTTAGCCTTGCGCATCCCGACAGCCAGTTGGAGGAAGGCGTCGCTGAAGTTGGAGTTACTCACCAACAGCCCGTTTGCCAGATAGCAATGATGGTTTTCTACGGTCAGGTCGAACACCAACGGGTTTTCCCTGCTTACGTCTAGCGGCTTGATTCCGACAACTCGTGTCGCATGTTTTTTTTCTTGTAGGGTAAGGAGTACGAAACGGGCGCCCACACTCCTGGCATAGGACTTCAACCCATTTACGATCGACCCAACAAGCCTTGCCGTGTTCTTCATGCCACTTCCTTCCTTCCTCGGATGAATGCCAAGCCTTTGCGGCTTCTTGAGCAACCTCTTGCGCAGCGCGTATTTTTTCAAGATGCTCACCTTCAAGTTTTTTCCCTTTGTGGGCTAGACTTAGAGCAGTAACAACGTGGGGTGGGCGCTTTACACCGCGACGCCTCTCGGCCATTGCCGCAGCGTTCTCACGCATTGCCGGATTGGTCTCCCACAATTTCCTCATGCTCGCACTGACTGCCGCTTTGTGCGACTCACTCATCGGCGGTTTATTAGCGCGATAGTCATCGAACGCGCCCCGCACCTTATCGCTGATCGGGCGCCCGCTTGATCCCTCACCACCAGCCGTCATGTTGGCAAGCTCAGAATAGTCAGCGATCATCTTCTGTTCAAGCGCGAACGCCGCACCCTCGTCTTCACAAGGATAGGTCGTCACGATGATGTTCTCCGGACCATGCTTCTTGATGATCGAGCGATGATGCGGGTTGCGACCGTGGGTAAAATTCCATGCGCGCCGTCCCTGACCCTTACCCACGTAGAACACACTACCGTCCGGCCGCGAGTGCGTGTAAGCGTAGAAAGATTTGCTTTGCGCCATTTCTGAACAACCTCCAAATTGGTGATTTACCTTCAAGGATGGTATCACCAATCTTCAGGCTATGCAACTCAACGAGTCCGTTAAGTGTGAATACTTTGTGCTCCGGTGTTCCGGTCAATGTGCGCCCGTCGCCAAGGGTTATCTCGATCAACTTGTCGGCGCGTTTCACAGGTCCGGCAAAACTCACCAGCGCGCGCCCGGCCGGGGTTGCAACCCAATCCCCTTCGCGCACTTGCTCGATCGGGACCGAGCCGTGTGTGAGCTTAACCATCGTCCCGGCCACCAAACAGTTCTTGTCGTGCAAGGGGGTCAGGCTAAAGCATTGACGCTTGGCATCCCAGGCAAACTGGTATCCGCGCAGCGCGACCAACCCATCCTTGCAGTTCTCCTGGTCGAACCAACACCGTTGCAGCAACATCCGGCCGGCGTCGATCTGTTGATCCTTCGGCAGCTTCTGGGTGATCTTGATGTTACGCACCCCCATGTTGCGGAGGGTCTCCAACCGGCTGACACCCGTGCCAAGTTCGCGCACGTTCGTGTCGTGTGGCATCAGGTGGGCGCCAAAATACTTGGCGTAGGGTAGCTTCCTGAGCCAATTCACGAAATGGCTCAAAGGTTGGCCGGATTCCTCGTAGCTGTGCAGCAGATGCACTTCCTTGCCGACCGTCTGGGCTGTCCAGATGCTTGTCGTATCCGCCATCCCCAGGTCCCAGGCGGTCATCACCGGCCCGCCGTCGGGCTGCCAGGGCACCCGTGTAATCTGTTCGACCTTCAGGTATGGGAGCAGGATGCGTCCGGTGATTGTGGCGTTGGGGTCGCACTCGAACTCGCTCGCATACGCCTCTTCGGTCATGCCGCGGCGCAGGTCCTCAAGCTCTTCCACAGGCAGGATGCCGGATTCGCTCGCTTTCAGCAGCTTGCTGAACCACCCGCTATTCGGCAGCCGCGCCTTCTCGTACAACTCCCACAGGGGATTGTCGTGGCCCTTGACGGTTCCCCCGAAGATCGCGAACCCCTGGCGGTCGGCCAGCGCCGGCCGCAGAATCGTGTCCCACACATAGGGTGCGATGTCCTGGAACTCATCTAGGGCCGCCCCATCGAGGAATAGGCCCCGCAGCTTCTCGGCGTTCTCGGCGCCCAGGAGCATGATCGTCGCTCCTGGATTGTTCAGGTTCGCTGCGCTGGGCAGCGTAACCGTCAGGTTCATCTCGCTGATCTTGTAGCCCGGGCACTTGCTGAACGGCGCGGTGTAGGCTTTCAGGTACTCCCAGGCCACGCTCCGGGCCTGGTTCTGGAACGGCGCCATGTAGGCGTACTGCTGGCGCAAACCATCCGGGCGCCCATGGAGCGCCCGGATGATCAAGTCGTTCAACACCGCCACCGTCTTACC